CCTCATTGATAACCAATGATTCCCAATATCCATTGTTTACACCTGTGCCAGTTAGCAGAACAAATCCGCCATTTCCACTTATTTTATCAATTCCTGTTGCCATGATTATTTTTTATTAAATAGATAAATTTCAATTATTTGCTCGGAACAGAACATCTATCCCTTGTCTGTGCCAATTCAAAGTTTAAGGTCATGCGCCATCCGTTTACGATGTCAGGGTAGGCTTCTCTTACAGGCTCAAGGCTTACATTCTGCTGAATAAGAAAATAGTCCTCATTGTCTGGGTTGCTCATCATTGCATATAAATCCTGTGCAATCGACAAACAATCCGAGAAAGTATCTCTTATATTGTCCTCGTTTGTTCTTTGTATGTCCAACACCTGTATAATCATAGGCAATACCAATGTTTTGTCCGAGATTGTGGCAGGTGCAATGTTTGCCACTACCAATGGATATAACTCTTGTTGAGTTGATATTTCACTGTCCTCTCCGAACAGAAAAATTGCCACTTGGGCATGCTGACCGCAGGCTTCTTCGATAAGGTTTAATATCTTGTTTAGCGTTGTGTATTCCATTGAGGTATTTATATAATTTCTCGATATTTGATTTATGTACACCTTTCATATTAGCACCAATAACAAGGTTTGCGAGCCATCAATGGTGAGTGTGGAATGCCTCTAAAATTGTATTGCCCTTCACAACAACCATCCCCATCCAACACCATACCAGAATTATAATTGTTCATCTTTGCTAAGAAGGTATCAATCTCCACATTTGGTTGGTTTAAGAATAACGGATATTGTTCTTCGTTAGCTAACAAATATTTGGTCAACCTCTGGGCATATTCCTGTGCATTGTTTGTTGCCTCGTTCTTAATATAAATCAGTTCATCCAATGAAGCAGGATTCATATTGTCTGCATTCTGCACACCTACTGCCTTGTTGAACATCTTATATGTCATGTGAATCAATAACTCTGCCCTTGTGTACCAAATCATGCACGGAGTGATATATAGGTCAAGCAATGTTTTATTCAATGCTGACACATTATTTACCCTTACTTGGTCTATTATCTCATTGAATAGAGATGTGCCTAATATGGGTAAGATATAGAAGTTCTGAACGTGATAGATAGTTGGTGTAACAACCTTCATATCGCAATTATCTTGTAGTACACTATTCTCTTTGAGTGTAGCCTCACTCAAAAGCATTACTTTTACTGCCATGCGTATTTTAAATTAGTTTTATTTTTCCTATAACCATTAAGCATACTTCTAACATAACTATGAGATAAACCAATAGATAATGCAGCTTCCTTTGCTGATTCATAATATATACCATTATCAATATTTAATACTATTTTCTTTTTATGTTCGTCTATTGATTTTCTTAGTTTTAAATAATAAGCATGTTTTGAATTTTCTGATGCGGTAACCCATTCTAAATTAGAAATATTATTATCGCTTTTTATTCCATTTTTATGATTTACTTCTTTTTTATTGAGAGGATTATCTATAAATAAAATAGCAACTAATCTATGAATAACATATTTTTTCTTATTAATATTTACAAATAAATATCCAGAATGATGTTTGATTGGATTTAATATTTTTTTATTATTTTTAAAGTAAGACATTACTCTTCCATAATTACTTACAAAATAATTATCATTAAATTTTTTCCAAATTTCATTATCTATTTTATCCATATTATTTAGCTCTTTTTACTAAAGATTGAACCCATACATGCCTACAATAAGGCACATTAACATTTTTTTCCTTATCATGATACCATCCACCCCTCATTTGAAAGGCATCATATCCCGGTATTCCATACAACTGCCCCAAATCTCTGCTAATATTATCAATGTCCTCCCTGCTAAAATAACGTGGATTTGAAATCATTGCTCTGCAAAAATCTCGTGTCCTACCATTTGGCAATATTGCAGGCTCACCTGCTTTATCAGGATTTAATTCATACCTATATCGGATGAACAATTCCTCGAAGTCAGGAACTTTTTTTTTATCGCCTTTATTGGTTAGACTTATGCCTTTGTCTGATAGTTTTATTAAACCTTCAGCAGTAAGGGTTTCAAGTGCATCATTAATCTTTGTTTTATCTGTGTCGAATATCTTAACCAAATCTTCTGCCGTTACATCGGGAGTCTTTTTGATTATATCCAAAACACCTTCTTCCAACTTAGATAAAAATTCCTGTCTTGATGCTATGAACTTTTTTGTCTTTACTGATACAAAGTTTTCAATAGGCTCACCATACTTTGAGAATACAGAATAGTCCAATTCATCATTTTGCTTCTTTGGTTCTGCAAATGTCTGCGCAGGTTGTGCGGTTTTACTTTGATTAACTGTTAACTGACCTTGCTCAAGTGGTTTGCGCCCGATAATCTCACGCATCTCATCTTGAGTTAACAGGTCAAGTAAGATAGTTTCACTAACCGAAGCCATTACAGGCTCTATTTTCTTAATCTTTAATTTCCCTTTAACAGGTGAAAAAATGTTATAAATCTTCTCCTGTATTTCTTGTTTTGGCGAAATATATTTATTTTGAAATAAGTGAAAAGCATCAATCATTTCATTTCTTCCTCCGAGTTGTCCTTCAACTCTGATGCCCATTAGCATAGGCGATACCACCTTGTGTCCGACAAATATTTCCTCTTGAATGGTTTTGTTTAATGCCTCATATCGCTTGTCAAAGTCATCACCATTTAAGTTTAAAACTTCTGGTGTTCTTGCAGGGTCATCAACAAAATCAACAACCATACTGCCCGCTGAATCTGTGCTTGTAAACTTTGCCTTTAACTGCCTTTCGGTTTTCTTCATCTCCTCATCCGAAGGTACCCCATTCTTGAAAATTATAAACTTTGCGCCCTTAAATCCGTTCTGAATTTCTGCTCTATGGAAGTTGGCAATTTCAGCATCGGTTATGATTGCAGGAACTGCCCCTATATATTCGGGCAAAGTGTAAGTCTTTAAACCCGGTCTGTAAGACTTGTAATAAAATATGTAAACTTTCTGTTTTTTGCTTGGGTCATACGCAGGCAATGTTTCATATTCATCAGGCTTCAGATTCGCCTTATATGAGCCATCCGTATTTACCCAAAAATCAGAAATGTAAAATTCCGAGTTATGCTCATTGCTTCTTACTCAGCTATAATCTACATGATATAGTTCAGCCAACTGCCCTGTTTTATCGCATACACCTTTCAGATAAAAACCTCCATAAAGAAGTTCATCCAATGCGGTTTTAGAAAGCAAATCATTGAGTGTTTCGTACGGATTAGGATTGTCAATAAATGCCCTTAATTGTGCTTCCGCTTCACCTTCAATACCTGTGGCATCAAATGTCCATCCCTGACCTTTTATGTATAATTGTTTATCGGTGCAAATAGCATTGTGCTTTGCTGAACGATTAAACAAGGTTGTAAGGAATTGCGGATAGTCATTGTTCTCGCCATAAAAAACCCACTTTTGTTGAGAGCCTTTGCGTGGCTCTACAAATGCAGGTACTTTATTGTTTTCAAATTCTATTTTTATAAGGTTCATTAGCCTACTATTTTAAACCAAATCACAATGTTAGCATCGGTGTCTGCATTGTGTCCAGTAAGTTGAAGATTTGCAATGTGAAATGTAGCCTGATTTGCAGTTGTTGAATAGTGCATTACAACTGGTGCGCCTGCACCCGAATATTTAATTTCAAAATCAATAACCGAATTGCTCGTTATATTGTTATTGTTTAGCGTAAAAGTAGCAAGACTATTCTTTACAATATGTTGAGTAAACGTACACACTCCACTCATTGCATTTAATGTTACTGTGCTATTGCCACTCGCAGCATTTGCGGTGTCCAAGATGTTTTCTTTTGTTGCCCACTTATCAAAGTTTTCTAACTTTAACGGAGTGATAATTTTTGCATCATCTGCACCCGCATCCGCTTCAACTTGTGTTGCTATTTCTGCAAGTCCTGCCAATGATTCACTCGCAACAACTGAAGCAAGCCCAGCAGGTGTTACTGCTCTTGTTGTATCACTTCCTGTTTGTGTTTCTGCATTAGTTGCTAATTCAACAAGTCCTTTTGCACTTGTGGATGCCGTCAAATAACCCTGCAAAAAAGTTGAAATCTTGGCAAGTGTTGTCTTGAATGTTGTCGAGCCTTGCACCATCGGAAACATATCTCCGCTTGCATTGGCTGAAACAAGTGTTAATTCGCTTATTCTTTTATCGCTGCTCATAATTGTATTAAATATCCATCTTCTTGTAAGATGTACGCATCATCTTCTTGTACTAAATAATCAAATTCAACA